CGGATGCTGCCGTGAAGCATTCCTATTGGAAATTGGAAATGCAAAGAAATGACAGCGAACAATGGGCCGCACCGTACGGCGCACAAGGTGCGCCGTCCGGTGAGCCCTGACGTTCAATTTCACAATGCCGCGACCGCCGCAATCCACAAGATGTGCAGAATGTTGTCGGTGACGATTACCGACCACGGACCGCACGGAGGCTGAATAAAGGCCAAGCTGCCCTTCGCCTTCATCAACCACACCACGAAGCCCGTGCGGTCTTGGGCAAAGTGCTGTGCGCCGATCAGCGCGATCTGCCACCATGTCATCCCGGTGAAGATGAACGGAATCAGGTATGTCATGATGTGGACCGCGCAAATCCAAGACGACTGCTTTTTCCCGTTCGCCATCCAGTCGTTTTGAATCAGGTAATCGCCAATCAGGTGAGCAAGTATCCAGTGCATTTCTATTCTCCTATGGTTTTCGATTTCGGAAATTGAACAACGGGCTCGACCGTACCCGGCACAAGGTGCCGTGTCCGGTCAGCCCTTGGGTTCGCAGTACACGGAATGCGCGGCCCACGTACAGCAGTCAACTTGCGGTGTCGCCCGAGTTGCCCGTATCCGCCTTCCTCGTATCCAGTCCACTCCTCATGCTCGCGCATCTCTGCGGTCACGCCGTTGTCGCTGTCACCGAAGAGGTGCAGAGTAGTCACCCGATCTCTGGATTGTGACCTAGCCTCTCTGATCGTTCCGGCAATCATGGTTGATCTCCCTGCGAACAAGCGCCTCCACTCTTACGCGGTTCCGCTGGCGCTCCACCGCGAAGGTGAGGCGCGGCGTTGGGCGTATGCCGGATTGCTCCGGCACACGCCCCGGCGATGCTACGCCTTCTCTGCACCTTCGACTCCGCGAGCCTTCCGATCCGCCGTGCGCTTCTCCAGCCACATCAGCGACTCCTCCAGCTTCGTGATGACGATGGCGTTTTCGCGGCACGGCATCCGCGCCTGGAGGTAGTTCATGCGGTCGATCAGTACGCGCAGAACTTCCTCATTGGTCGTGCCGTCCGCAACGGTCACGAGCGACCCGTCCTCCTGCTTCACCTTGTTGATGAATTGGAGGCGTTCGACAGGGCAACCGTCGAGGCCGTAGCTCTCGTGGTGCGCCAGCTCGTAGGTATGGCCTTCGACTATGACTTTCATGGTTCCTCTTTCTGGCCTATTGGCCGTTTTTAGTTAAATCATCAGGCCGCCCAACAAGGCCGTGCTGCGTACCGTCCACAAGGTGGCCGGTCCGGTCAGCCCGAGAGTTCGGCATATAAAGAGACATCGCATTCAACGCGATGTGAAGGTTGCGGTCAAGCAAATCGGAAAGCGTTTTGTGCCAGTTTGTTTTAGGCTCGTTTACCGCATATTCCTTTTTCGATTTCCCCGGATTGCCGTTTCGATACGGCGTTGTAATAACGCAACAGATATTCAGCGGTTCATTGCGGCGTAAGTGCCTGCGGTTGCTGGCTATAAAAAATCGCTCTTTTTTCGCGTTTTTCCGGTTGACAATAGCCAAGCGGTTAGGTATTGTGGTTTCAGAAAATAAAACAAGGCCCACACCGGGCCGAACAGGAGAAAGAAAATGAACAAAAAACAGACAATCGAAGCCCTGAAAAAAGCCGGATACCAGGTTAAGCCGAACGTTTTCGCCCGCGAGCGCGTCGAAGCATTCAACGGACGCGAGCGCGTTGACGTGTTCTTTGGCCGCCGAACTCGTGAAGGAAAACAGGCCGAAGCCGCAGTGATCTTTTCGACGCCTCTTTTCCGTAAGTCCGATTCCAAAAACGGCAGAAGCGAAATCATTCCCGGTACTCGCGCCCGCGAACACAAAGCCGCAAAAGATTTTTCCAAGGCTTTCCCCGAACTCGTCGTGCGCGAATGTGGCGTTGCGAATACAGTATTCAAAGCCGGAAAAGTTGTTGCGAAATGAACCGCGCCGCGCAACAGTTGGGCCGCCTCGGTGGCCTCGCCAAGTCCGAAGCCAAGACCGCTGCCGCCAGGGAAAACGCGAAGAAAGGCGGCTGGCCGAAGGGCCGGAAGCGTAAAAAGAATTAGGCCACAGAACAAAGCGTTCGACGCTACGGGCGGCAACGGGCCGCCCGTTTTTTCGTGCATTGAACTGGCAAGCGTCAGTGTTCATTTCGCCGCCCGAGCGTCACCGCCGGTGTTCTTAAAACAGCGCATATTCGCCCTGTGCGTCTATCGGAGGCTCTGCGGGGACTGGCTTTTGCATCTCGGGCTGATAGCTGCCTGCGTCGATCCCGCGCGGACAGCGCCACATGTTGGCGGCGAAGCGGTCGATCATCTTGCGCGCCGCCTCGAATTCCCACGTACCGACGTTCTGGAATCCGTTGCGCTCCAGGAAGCGGATTTGCTTCGGCGTCGATAGGCTGTTCGCGCGCCTGATGCGGATGGCGTCGAGGATGCGCGAGGCGTGCCCCTGACAGGTGACGCCATCGGGGAAAATCCCGGCCTTCTCCAGCGCGTCGAGTTGCCGCTGCGTCGGCGGCGCAAGGGCGTGGAGGTCGCCCGGATCGGGCAGGTATTCGTCGAGCTTGCCGCCGCTGATGCTGGCCTCGTACTGGAGCGGGTCCACGAGCTTCCGCTGGCGGTGGCGTTGTTCGTCGAGCATTTTGCGGAGCGATTCTTCGCGCTCCTCCTGCGCCTTGCCTTCTGCGCCCGCCTCCATGTCGAGCAGGTCCCGCGGCTCGCCGGCGGACTCTTCGGCCATGATTTCGGACACGCGCTGCGCAATGTCCGGGTTCTGGCAGATGAGGCTCGCCGGCCGCATGAGGTCGTGCCGGTCCGTGTGCCAGAGGAAGTCGAGAATCAGGAGATCCTTCTTTCCCTGGAAAAGCCGCGTGCCGCGCCCGACGATCTGGGCGTAGAGACTGCGGATCTTCGTCGGCCGCAGGCACACGATGCAGTCGGCCGACGGCTCGTCCCATCCCTCCGTGAGAAGCATCGAGTTGCAAAGGACCGCCCCGGATGGTGCGTCGGTGAACCACGCCAGCTTGTCGGCCCGGTCCGGGCTTTCGCCGTTGACCTCGCGCACGTTCATGCCGCGGTCGCGCAGCAGGCTTTCGAATTTCTGCGAGGTAGCGATGAGCGGCAGGAAGACAACGCTCTTGCGGTCCTGGCAGTGCGCGGCCATCTGGTCGGCGATGTCGGCGAGATACGGATCGAGCGCGTGGCCGACGGCCGCCGCGTTGAAGTCGCCGGCCGTGACCTTGACTCCGGACAGGTCGATCTTGACCGGAAGCGTGAGCGCCGACGGCCGCACTAGCCAGCCGTCGCGAACGGCTTGGTGGAGCCCGTACTCGAATGCAAGCGACTCGAAGAACTCGCCCAGGTTGCGCTTGTCTCCACGGTCGGCCGTGGCCGTGACGCCGAGGACGTTTGCGCCGGAGAAATAATTCAGCACGCCGAGATAGGACGGCGATAGCGCGTGGTGCGCTTCATCCACAATCACGGCGGCGAAGTGATCCGGCCGGTAGCGTTCGCGCCTCGCCTCGCGCTGAAGCGTCTGGACGGAGCCTACAACCACGTTGAACCAGGTGTCATGCGCCGTGCTTTCGGCCTTCTCGACCGCGCAGCCGAGCCCGGTCGCGCGCGCCAGCTTGTCGGCGGCCTGCTGTAGCAGTTCCTCGCGGTGGGCGAGGATGAGAACGCGCCCGCCTTCGCGGACGACGTCAGAAGTAAGGGCCGCGAAGACTATCGTCTTGCCCGTGCCCGTCGGCAGCACGAGCAGCGTTTTCTTCACGCCCTTGCGCCATTCGGAAACAATCGCTTCCTTGGCCTTCAGTTGGTATGGTCTCAATTCCATGGTCCGCCCCTTTCAGCGGTATGAATCTTCCGTATTTGAGCCAGCAAACGGGGCAGAGGCCTTCGGGGACGTCGCGGGACGGTGAAGCCGCGATCTGTCCGCAACGAAAACATGCCCCGCCTGCCGGCACGATCAGAATCCGAGCCCGGGTTCGGCTGCCGTTTCCGCCGGTTCGGCCTTGTCGGGATCGACGAACGCTTCGAGCTCGTTGGACTCGCCCGTCCATGCGGACTCAGGCTTGCCCTTCTCGTCGCGCTTCGCCCACTTGCGGACATCCACGTCGCACCATCCTGCGGCGCCCTGAACCTTCGACCAGTCCGGCTTGATGCGCTCGCCGTGCTTCTTCTGCCCGATGGCGCGGAAGAAAGCTGCCAACATCCATTCCAGCGATTTGACCAGGAAGAGATCCTTGTCCACCTTGCCGAGGCGCTCACCGTTGTCGTCGTAGATGCCGAGCGTCAGCATCGCCTTGGCGCACGGCGGGATCTTCCCGTTTGGACCAGGCTGGTGCCGGCCGCGCTTGAACTCTTCCACGACGAAGCGGTAGCGTCCCTTGGGGATGATCCTGAACCCGCCGCCGGAATCGGCCTCGACTTCGGAATCCCACCCCATTTCAATATCGACCCTATTCTGTTCCATGTTCAGCTCCTGACCTTGCTTTCGATGACCGTGACGACGCGCTCCCAATTCTCGATGAACCGCTGGAGCGTCTGCGCGGTGAAGTTCTCCAGCGGCGTGCCTTCCGGCACCATGCGGTTGAGGACGGCCGCCTTCTCGATCTCGTCCTTGGTGACTCCAACCTTGGCCATCAGTTCGGCGAGTTGCTTACGCAGCGCCTCAGGCGTCGGCGAGAGGTCCTGATCGGCCGGAGGCTCGGGCGGCTTGATCGGCGGCACGGGCTTGGCATTCGGCATCGGCGGCAGCTTCTTCGGATCGAACTCGCGGTCGTCGCGCTTGTCCATGCCCTCTTCCTCGCGCGGCAGCATGAGAAGGTCGCGCAGCCAATAGGAGAGCGATGACGTGAGCGCCGCGGCGATTGCCTTGTCCATCGGTCGCCCCTTCTCCGGCACGATGGGCCAGGTGATCGGCGCGTCGATCCGCTCGCCGCTTTCGGCGTGCATCAACGTCATCGTCGAGACGATGCAGCCAAACTCGCCGATGTCTTTGTCTATGCCCCACGTGGCTCGGGTCGCGACGAGGCCGTGGTCGTGGAGCGCCTTGCGGCACGCCCCGATCATTTCTTCGGCGCTGGTATAGTTGTAGCGGTGGAATGAGTTTGTCGCGTCCTTCTTCACGCTTTCGAGCGCCTGCTGCGCCTTCAGCAGCGCGGCGGCAATGTTGGATTTCTCGCTCATCAGAACAGGTTTCCTTTCGTTTCTTGTTCTTCTTTCAAAACTCCGTCTTCGATCACGACGGAGCATTCGGCCCCGTCGGAGACCCGCGTCGCGATGGCCTGCAATCCCTGGGCCTCCAGCCACGATGCGAACTTCGCGAGCTCGGCTACGTCGAACGCCTCAAGGCCGTCGAGCAGGACGAACCCGCAAGCCGGCTTGAGGCGGCGCACGATGGATACCGCCACGCGGTATTGCTCCATGCCGCTCATGCAGTCCCATGCCTGCCCCCTGTAGAGCAGGCACGGCCGATCCTTGGCGTTCTTGCCGATGGTCAGTTCGTCCAGCGGCATCTGCGCGCCGGAAAGCAAAGCGCGGCGCTGTCCGCGGATGGCCTCGACGGCATCCGTGAGGCGCTGGTATTCGTCCTGGCAGGCGTCCGAGTCTTCCTTCGCCTTGGCCTTGTCGGCGTTGGCGCGAACTTTGGCGTTGGTCGTTTCCAGTTCGTCGATCTGGCGCTGGATTTCCGCCGTCGATTCGTCTGCCTGGATCGGCTCTGCCATGGCAAGTTCCAGCTTGGACGCTGCGGCGGCATATCGCTCCGAAGCGTCGGCCAGCAGCTTCTCCAGGCGTTCGACTTCTGCGGCGGCGGAATCGCGCTCGCGTTGGGTATCCGACAGCCGCGCGCGAGCCCTTGACCGCTCGCCGTTGCGGGAGAGGATTTCCTGCGACTTGGCTATGAGTTCGGAGGCCGAAACGAGCTGCTCGGGGCAGTCGTGGTGTTCCGGCATCTCGCGCCAGAACTTGAGCTTCTGGTCCGCGACGATGCCGTAGGCGTGGCGCTTTTCGTAGGCGGCACGTTCTTCGGCGTCCAGCTTGGCGAGCTGTTCGCCGATTCCGAGCGTATTTAGCAGCACGACCGCCTTGTCGTCGTCCGTCATGGCAAGGAATTTCGGGAGGTCGAGCGCCAGTTCCTCGACAAAGTCGTCGATCACCTTCTGGCCGGACTTCTTCCCGGTCGGGTCGGTCACCTTGAGCGCGGCGTTCTTTCCCTTGCGCTCGACCACGAGCCCGTTGGACAGGCGCAGTTCGATCCGCGCGTCGGCAAGAGCGCCTTCGTGCTGGAGGTTTGTCGGGCGGTACTTCTCGCCGCCGAGGGCGTAGACGATGCCGTCGAGGACGGACGTCTTCCCCTGGGCGTTCCGGCCGCCGATGACGGTGAGGCCGTTGGGCGAAGGCGAGAGCGCCACCGCCCGGACGCGCTTGACGTTTTCCAATTCAAGCGCAGTGATCTTCACGGAATCCATTGTTTTCCCTTTCTGCCGGCTCTATCAGCCGTTTCTTAAATCGGCTCCGCATGCCTGGCAGAACAGTGCTCCGCCGCGAGCGAGCGACGAGTGGTTCTGTTCGCATTCGTCTTCCATCTCCATGCGTTCGGCCTTGTCGGCCATTGCATCTGACGCCGCATCGAACAAATCGCGGTCTCCCGGTTCCGCTGCCGTTCCGGCTCGGATGCGCAGTTCGGCGGCGAACAGGCGGGCATCTTGCAGGCGCAACTTCATTGCGATTCCTTCGTCCAGCTCTTGGGCTCGGGGATGGCTTCGGCCGCCTCGCGCTCGATCTTCGCGACCTGATCTTCTGCGTCGTCGCAGTAGACGTAGAAAAGCGCCTTGACGATCTGCATGCGATCCGAACATGCGACGTCGATTTTGCGCGCTCTGTAGTGGCGCGTTGCTTCGGAAACCGCTTCCAGCTCGTCATCTTTCTCGGCTCGGTCAACCGGATCGCAACCGAACTCCAGGCAAACCGAAAGCAGCTTGCGGGGATCGTCGAACGATTCGTGAAGCTTTTCGCCGTGGACGATTTCGACAGCGCGATTAGCAACCAAGGCCATGCGGCGACTCGCCAGCGCCTCGCGCTTCTCCGCGAGCGTTTTCGGACGGGCGTTGGCCGGAAGGCTTTCGCCTTCGGCCGGCTTGACCCACGCAATCGTTCCGGCTCCTGGGCCGCACCACAGGAACGCCGGGACCGCGCCTTCCTCTCCCTTTTTCGCCGCCGTCAGCTTCGAGCGGTAAGGCGCGTCGATCTGCTCCACCTTGCGCTTCTCCGCTTCCTGGCGGTCGCCGTAGGGGATTGACTTGGCCGCGAGAATCAGGTTGCCGTGCTTCTTGCGGGCCTCGGCCTCCTTGCGCGCCAGCCCTGCGCGGACCTTCGACGCGTAGCATCCTTCATCCAAACAATGGTCGCCATTCATCAGGCCCGCCACGTTGCCGAACAGGTCGGCGTCGGCTCCCGTGCGTTTCTGGCAGTTTGAACAAGCTCCCGCCTCGGGGACCAGCGTATCGTCGTCCGCGTCGAACAGGCCGCCGCCAAGCTTGCGCGAAAGTTCGACCATCGCCGTTCGAAGCGCCTCGTAGTCCGAAATCCCGCCGTAGGCGTCGGAGATGATTTTCTTCTGCGTTTCGGGCGGGGCTTTCGCCAGCAGCTCCAGGCAGGCGACGGGCACCAGCTCCGGAACGATGTCGGTGTCCTCGAAAATGGACAGGTCGAGCTTCGAAAGGGCGAGACGAGATTTGACGAAGTGGCGCGACCGGCCAAGCCGCGCGGCGACTTCCGCGGCGTCGCCGTCGTGGATTTTGACCAGTTCGGCGATTTCGGCCGCCTCTTCGATCGACGTCAGATTCTCGCGGTCGATGTTCTCGACAAGCGTCAGCTCGCGGGCCCGGTCGTCGTCGGCCTCGATCACCTTGCAGACGATCTGCTTGATCCCAGCCTCCTTTGCCGCTTGCCAGCGTCGCTCGCCGGCGATGATCTCGAACAGCGCTCCGCGCGGCCGAACGACTGGCGGCTGGAGGATTCCGTTGACCTTGATCGACTCGACGAAATCATCCGTCACCTGCCGACGCTTGTTCCATGCGTTTGGGCGGAGCCGCCCCACGTCGATCGTCTCGATGCGCGCCTGAACTTCCGACGCCGCTTCCTTCTTCCCTTTCTTCATTGTCTTCCCTTTCGTTTTGTTTCTACGCTCTTTGAGTCTTGCCCATGCGCCGGTCGCGCCCGTCGCGGTAGCCGCGCTTGATTCCCATTTCCTCGCTGTCGGAAGGCCACAGAAATTCGCGGACTTCGTGCAGCATCGCCATGACGATGCGCATGAGCTTGCCAATTTTCGGTTTCTTAAAGGGTGCCGGTGGCGTGCTACCGGCGGAGCGAGGTTTGATCTTGCGGGTTGCCTTGCGAAAAGTGCCGTCCGGATTGCGGGGACGATGGTTGACGGCGCGGCGGCGAAGCTGCGCGGCGAAACGGTCGAGGGATGGTTCCACGGCTACTTGCCTCCGCGTTTGCGATCGCTATGGCGGGCCTCGAAGGCGGGGAGGAGAGCCTCGCGGATGATCGCCGACACGCTCACGCGGCGTTTGGCAGAGCACTTGTCCAGCCATTGGTTGATGTCGTTCCCCAGACTGACGCTTCGGCGGTCTTTTCTGTTTTTCATGCGTACAGTGTCGCCCACTGTCCGACACTTTGCAAGCAAAATCTTCCGTCTATATCTGATCTAGATTCCGATTTGCGTTTTTCGGCGTTATGTCGTATTGTGTCGCACAGGTAGAGGCATGACCGTAAAAAGAAAAAATCCGAGAAAGTCGATCACCATTGCCACGGAAATGTGGGAGTGGCTTGAATCGAAGGCGACGAGATCGTTTATCGGCGCAAGTAGCCCGGACGGGCGGCTATCTCGCGCCACCGACGTAGACGGCGTAGGCCAGCGGGTTCGTCCCGCCGTTCGCCAGCCGGATCACTTTGCCCGTCGCCGCGTAGCCGGCGGCGTCCGGAGCGTAAGCCATGAAAAGCCCGCCGGGCAGCACGGCGGCCGTCTGGTTGGTGGCGCCCAGCGCCGGCAAGTGGTCCGCGGCGCCGCCGACGACCAGGGCATCGACGTTGCTGGCGCCGGAGCTGTGGACGATCAGCAGGTTCACGCGCCACAGGCTCATGGCCTGGCCGAAGCCGTTGGTCAGCGCCGCGCACGAAAAGACGCGCTCCTGGCCGTTGGTCAGCGTGCCCGTCTCGCGGAACCAGGCGTTCATCTGCGGCGCCGCCGCCGTGCCGTTGGTGCCGAACGCGACGGCGTGCTGGACGACGCGGCCGACGCTCTCCTGGAGAACGCTGGCGCCGTTCGTCAGGGTGAGCGTGTAGATCGGCGAGACGGACAGCGTTCCGGAGAAGCTGTCCTGGGCGCGCGTCTGGCCGGCAACGGCCAGCGCGGCGAAAAGAATTGCGGCAATGCGTTTCATGTCGTCTCCTGTTGTTTCAATTTGGCGGCTTCGGCGGCGGCGAGCGCGTCGATAGATTTCAGCACTTTCGTCCAGTCTACTTCCGCCTCGCGGCGCCATTGGATGAGGTGGCGCATGTCGCGCACCTTCGCGGCCAGTTCTGGGTGATCTTTGTATATGTGCCAGCCAGCAGCGACCAACTGGCCGACGATTGCCTGCCTATTTGGCATTTCGTAGCCGTTCTCGCTTGCCAGCGCGTAGGCGGTCGAAATGTGCTTCTCAGCGCAAAACACGCATGGTTCAGTCGGAACCTTGTAATGCTCGTTTCCGGCGGGGCGATCTCCATTTCCTCTCTCCGCGCGGTGCTGTCCGCAACAACTCATTCCTCGTCCTCCACGCACGCTTCAGGAGGTCCTTGATCCCAATGGTGTCCGGTCAGCGCCTCGCACAAATTCCGCGATCCGACGTAATTCGCCAATTCTTCGGTATTGGACGGAATTCCGACGATGCCCTCAGGCGTATTTGCATAATCCATTTCGCGTTCGAAAAATGGAGATTCATCGTCAGAGGTTGCGCAAGCAACAAGCGTTCCGACTTGCCACCAATCTCCCGATGCTTCCGGGTAAATTTCTTCATCGTACGGATTCTCTCCGGCATACCTAATCGTGACTTCATGACACGGAGGAATCAGGTGTTTCCCGGATGATGTTATGTTGTATCCGCCGCCATCTGGGCTTGTCACAACCAGAAATGCGTCGCCGATCAATCCAACTTCAATGTAAATCCAGCCAGTATCGCATCTGGCTATAGAGACCGGGTCGTCAATCCCGCCATAACCTTCACCATACCAATAACCATTCACGGCATCTTCAGTCCAGAAATTCAGGCCGAATGTTTTGTCGAATATGCAATTTCGCGGACAAGTGCACGTTGAAGCCAGTGCGCCCAAGAATTCGTCCCAATGGTCGACAACGTACAGCGCCTCTTCGCGAGATGAATACGGACCGAATGTTTTTCCGCCAATTTCGGACGGATACATCGTGATTCCTTCGTGTCCGATTATTTCGCACGCGAAGGAGCCTGGTCCGCGCGGAGGAAACGGCACAACATATACATCGCCCTGCGTCGGCGGCGCGCCCAAATCCCACGCCAAAACCGTGCGGGCAGTCCAGTAGCTTGCCGTCGTCCCCGTTGGAACTTCAAAATCGCCTTCTGCCGTATAAACTACTTTCAGCGCCACAACGTATGCGCGACTCTCGCTGAATTGCGGCGGAATGCTTCCGGTTCCAACCGAAGCCACGTTCCCCGCGCAGGCTCCGCCGAGAACTTTTTCGGCTGCCAGCGATCCAAGAACACCGCCCTCGCCTCTTGTTACAACGTTTGGCAACCCCTCCAGCACCGCATGCTTGTCTCCGTTGATCCACAGCTCCGCCGTAACCGTTCCGCTGAACGGCGCAAGCGGCAATTCGTGGTGAATGGATGATAGGTATGAGCCTTTGATCGTCCAAAGTGCGTCGTACTGCCAAGGAGCTCGAGAAAAGACGCCTCCAGATTGTTCAGGATCGAATGGATTTGTCGGAGCGGCGAAACGAAGCGCAACCATCTGCGGATGCGGAGAGTTTACCGATCCGGGAACCCATGCGACTTGATCCTGAGCTTCACCGCATGTGATTGGAAAATCGCCGCACTGCATTTTGTCGATTAGCGACCGACAATTGTCGCATGCGCAAAAAGTTATGATGTACCAGCCCCAATCACACGGACATGTGTCGCACTTCACTGCGCTATTGTCTTCGCTCGACATGGTCGTGTCGTAAAACCGTCGCAGCATGTAGTGGGCGTGGTTCTCGCCGCCGTAATTGACCGGTCTGCGCCACAAAATCCCCATGGCTAATTCCCCACCGTGAAAAGTCCGCAATCCGCATAAAGAATGGCGATGTGCTCGCCTCCAGACAGATAATCCTGGTTGATGGCGAGCACGATATATCCACCGTCTCCGTCCGAGACAATGCTGGCGCGTCCTAAAAGTCTTGAACTTCCGACTAGTCCTCCAGGAGGAGGAGCATTCGACGTCGTCGTGAAGCCGATGCTGCTAGCCACGCCATCCATCACAATGCGCGACAGCAACCAGACGAAAATCGTGCATTCTTCAGTCAGCGCAGCCGTGACGGCGTTTTCGGTGGCGGAATAATCGCCGTTGATCCAAACTCCGCCACAATGGTTTGACATTGGACTTACGGTGCTTCCGTCGCGCACGCCGATCATGCAATTTCCGCCGCTGCTCGCGTCGTAAACTTTGAAATAGGAAGTGTATTCCGCCGGCGATTCACCATCGCCTCCGCTTCCTCCGGAAATCGTCACGCCGCCTTTGTAGTTTCTCCGCACGCGGATTCCGTCTGCGCCTTCGATGGCTTCGATGAAGTCGCTGTGCCGGTCAACGGTCCATTTGAGGCGCGAAAGCATCGCCTTCGGCGCGGCGAACGTAGAGGCTAGAAAGCGCGGGAATTTGCGGAGAGTGGCCATGACGTTACGCCGGCGGCTGGACTATCGCAATCGGGTACGTGCCGATTTTCTTCCACTTGCCGGGCTTGTGGACTTCCTTGAACTCGACGACCTTGCCCGTGATGAAAGACTTGCGGAACCCGTGCTTCACTACGCGCTCGCTGTCCGGGTCTCCGAACAGCGTCACTTCCGAAACGTTTGGTCCGAACGCGAAGGCTGGCTGGCAGCTGTGGCGCTCGTAAGTCGTGACGAACACTTCGCGGCGCGTCACGACGACGTAGCCGTTGCCGGTATCTTGGCCGGTTTCGGGATCTTTCAGCAGCACCGTCTTTTGATCCTCTTCGGCTTCGGCGAAGCCGTCCACGATGAACCAGAGCGCATCCACGTCAGGCCAACCTTTCCACGACTTGTTCAAGCAGCTGGTTGGTGCGTTCCGCCGGATTCGTCTTGCCGTCAGCGCCGATGTCGGGGCGCCCCATCTCGGTCGTGTGCGTGGCCCCAAGCAGCGCCTTGCGCTCGTCGTTTCTGCCAGCGAACCACTGCGCCGCGCGGCCGCCAGCCAGCGTCCGGCGGCGGCTGTTCTCCACGACCTTCCAGCCGTCGGGCACCTGGACGCCGCCGAAGGCTTCGGTCTTGTTGTGCCCTTCGATGGCGCGGCGTTCGGCTGCCGCTGCCTTGGCTGCGTCGGCTTCCGCATTCGCGGACTCGGCGCGCGCTTTGGCGTCGTCTTTGGCCTGCTCGACCTGGCGTTCACGTTCCGCCGTGATCCGCTTTTCAAGGTCGTAAATCTTTTCTTCGATGGCGATGCGCCTAACGCCGCTTTCGGATTCCGAATCCTCGAGCAGATATTTCCGCTGCATCTGGAGCTTTTTGACTGGATCAGATTCCTTGTCTATGGCCTTCTTGCGGCCCAGCTCTAGTTCCGCGCGCCGGATGTCGTCGGAGCTGTCGGACTCTGGAGACTCAAACTCCGTCAGATTCGCCGTTGCCGTGGTGCCCAGAATTGCTCCGACGGTTCCGTCCGGTTCAGCGGTCTTGTTCTTGATCCGCGCAATGGCCGCATCGTATTCATTCAGCACCTCCACCGTGGCGCTGAACATATCAAAGATGCGCTGGGCCTCCGCCTCGGCTTCGGATTTCTCGTTCCCGTTCTTCATGGCGGACGCCTTGCGCTGTGCTTCCCGGGCGCGCGTCTCCAGCCGATCCGCTTCCGCTGCCCGGTTGGCCCGTTCGCGCTCAAGTCCAGCAACATCGCCGGAACCTTCGGCCTCTGTGATGAACGCAATGTTCTTGGACTTTGCGTCGGTTCCGCGAACCCTCTTGACGTTCTCCTCGAAATCCCGTGTTTCCCGGTATGCCTTGCGCGCCTCCGCCGCCGCCGCCTTGACATGCGAAACGTAGGCCACCACGCCGGCGACCACCGCTCCAACAATCGCAAGGATCGCCGTAAGCGGGTTGGACAACATCGCAGTCCACAACCCCTTGACGGCCACCGTCGCTGAGCGGAACGCCCCAACGAAGTTCCCCGCCATTGCCTGCGCCATCGTGGATTGCGCAGCGTTGGCGGCTGACGCCCCGCGCGTCAATCCATTGACGGCGCTGGACAGCTTGCCGACTTCTGGGGCCACGCCGCCCGCCGCCCGTCCAATGCGCCCAGACGAATCCGCAACGCCGTCCAGCCCGCGCGCGGCGGCGCCGGTCCCCTCTATGACGACTTCCAAATCCAGCTTTGCGTCAGACATTGGCGGCCTCTTCCGGCTTCGGTGCGCGCGCGGCGGCCCACTTCAAGGCGTCTTCTTCGAGCGCCGTTTCGCATTTCAGCAGCGCGCGGCGGTGGCGGCGCCACCACGAATCCGGGTCGTCGTGCTTCGGATCGGCACCGGCCTCGCCTTCGTCGGCCATGCCGCAGACCGCCTTCCAGAAGTCGTCGTCGGCGACTTCCCACAGCCAATGCTCCGACGTTCCTCCGTAGTGCTTCGCCAATCCCAAGGCGATGGCCCCCAGATCGCGCCTTGGATCGTCGTAGGCTTCTTCTGAATCCGGACCGGAGAACCACCGCAGGGAGTCGTCGGGAGGCGGCAGGAGGGCCAGCGCGGCCCGGCGGATGGCCTCCTCGCCGGCGTGGATCGAAAGCGCGAACCGCCAGCAGATGACGCTGGCGCGAACGCGCGAAAACATGCCGTCGAAGGCCTCCCGTTCGCGGTGCGCGCAGGCGTAGGCCAGGGCGAACGTCCACGCCCGGCGCTTGCCGGTCCACCACGCCGAGGCGTAGTCGGCCAGCCACTGCATCGCGGCGGCCGACGGACGGCGCAGGACGGTTCCGCCAACGACAAGCGGGGCGTCCAGGCGGTCGATGTCGTCCTGCGATGCCGGCCGGCGGCGCTCGCGCGAGGCCACGTCGTTCAGCTCGCGGATGCGGTCGTGGAAGTCGCGGAAGAACTCGAACAGGGTGTCCCGGTCGAAGTCGGCCGTGATCGTCAGCAGGCCGTCTTGTGCCAGCGGGTGGAGCATCGCCGCCTCATGGCCTACGCGGCGGGAGTGCGGGCGACGTACTTGACGATGGTGAGTTTGCGGCGACCGTGGGCGTTGTTCGCCTGGTCGCTCTCGCCGTTTGGCTGGCCGGCTTCTTCGATCCAACCGGACGGAATCGACCAGTTCGTTTCATCCACCGCCTCGTAGCTGGCCGTGTGCTTCTCGCCGTGCGACGTGCCGCACAAAAAGTTGCCGTCCGCGTCGTCGTCGTCCGTGTGGCCAATCGCGATGGAGTAGCTGCTGCTCTGCAAGCTGGCTGCCGGAACCCCCAGCGTCAGGCCGAACGCGGACGCGCCGAAACCGTTGAACGCCGGCAGAACGACGGTCCGCGCGTGGTCGTTGTGGTTCGTCCCGGTCCCGCCGAGATGCTTGTGGCCTGAAATCTGGACCGTGGCGCGCGCGCCTTTGGCCGTGTTGATCACGATGCTCTCGACCGCCACCGCGACGCCCCCGCCGACTTCGACGGTTTTCCCGGAGATGGAGCCGGAAATCTGCGCCTTGTAGCCGGCGGAAAGAGACTGCTTTTTGCCGAAAGCGATCTGCGAGTCGGGGACGTATTCGCCGGCCGCGTCGTCGGCGGCGTCCGTGCTGGACGACGTGCCGCGGCCGAGCGATACGAGAGCGAGATCGGAATCCGCGAGACCGTATGGATCGGAAGCGGTGACGCCGAATGGATGTGTGTCTGCCATGATGAATTACTCCGTGTTTTCGGGAGAGAAGCTTTCGACCAGCTCGATCTCCCAAGTCTGTTCAATGCCGTCCAACGGAAACCCGTCTGGCGTTGTCAAAGGTTGGCTGCCGCCGTAGATGGCGACTTCCGCTCCGGCCTCGGGCACGACGGCCGGAGGCATGGTCATGGCAAGCATGGCGCCCTTCACGCGGTCGTGGATTTCCATCAGCGCCGGCGCCCCGGTCGCGTTGGCCAGCTTTGCCGTTGCCGGATTCGCGGCGTCCATGCGGGCGCACAGCGTGACGGCGAGCTTCGCCCGGACGACAAGCGACCGGCCGGCCTGCGCCACGCCCGAATCCGACTTCCACGACACGATGCCGAATCCGGTGCTTCGCGTGGCGGCCAGGATGTTCCACTTCTGAAACGGATTTTCCGCCGTCAGCAGCGGCCACTTGTACGTCGCCAAGGCGGCTTCCAGCGTCGTGCGGACGTGCTGGATGGCTGCTGTGATTGCGCCTTGGCTACTCATGCCTTTTGCCGGACGCTCAACCGAGATGTCTGGCCATGCGCTTGGCGTCTTCGCGGCCGTCTCCGCAAACGATGCGGTCAACGAACTGGATCATTCCGCGGTGCGCAAGCCGAAAACAGGCGAAGGAGCACTTCGATGCGCGCAGTTGGCACTTGTCGCAGGAAACTTCGTTCGTATTGTTCGATTCAAACCGGACGCAAGCTTCGGCCTTCGACGTCATGCGCCCATCGTTCCAGTCGCAACCGCAAGCCAGAGTGCAATTCATTCCGGTGTGCGAACAATTCATGCGCCTAACTCCGCTCGTGCGTGCGATTCTTGTTCCACGCAAACATTCCGAACGCCTGCACCGCTCTGTAAATCACCGCAGCCTCGGCCCGCGTGGCGCCTTCGCAGGATAGGCCAACGTGCAGGAGCACGTCGGCGTCTGCTCGCTTGGCCGGCATAATCGTCCACGGCAAATCCTTTGCAGGATCGCGAACGCGCATCGCGGCCTTTGCATAAATGGCGTCATGGAGCAAATATGTTTTCGGAAACGCATTCGGCTTTAACCGCAACTGCTTTATTCCTTGAAACTCCCACGGAATGCTGCCGAGGTCTGTGTGGAAAACCGGCTGGTAGAACGAAAACTCAAGTCTTGATTTTCTGTGGAATAGCCGCAACGGGTCTTGCGCATCTATTTCGCAGCGGTATATCGACACGTTTCCAAGCTTTCCTTCTGCTTCGCCTATCTTCGTAAGCTTGTGCTCCCCGCGCCATTCTCCTTCGTCAGGTTCGTCTCCGCTTGCAAATCTGACGGCTGCGTCTTTAAGAAGTTTCGCGGCGATTGCAAGCAGTGCGTTCATTTCACGAACCTCTCGATGATTTCAGCGAAGCGCGCGAAGTTGGGCGAAAACACAGCAAAAGAAGCAAACAATGCAATCGGCCATTTTGCGTCCATGATCATTCCTCTCCACCCAGCTTGATTAGCTTTGCACTTGGCGCACGCCTCCGCCGCGTCAATCTGAGCTTTTACAAACACGCGCAGTTGCGCGCCAACCGCACGCGCAACGTTTTCTAGACTGCCTCCGCCTCCGTTGCAAATGTTTTCCGCATGATCCAGCAACTCCAGCAAGTCTTCCTTGCGGTGTGAGTCGATTGCGGCAACTTCAACCTTTGCCTTCTCTCGATCAATTTTTTCCATCACCAGCTTGTCGGAACTCACTTTCCAACCTCCTGCGAAGTGGCGCCATCTGCAACGGCCGCGTCGGCGCGGTCGATCATGTCGGACACGGCCGTAGAATAGCACCCGGCGCATCCCACGCACAATACGCAACAAATCAATGCCAACGTCGTTTTTTTCATTCTAATGCTCCAATCGCGTCCATGTCCAACCCGTTGGCCCCTGAAAAGCCAAACGCATAAACCATCACCGCCGGGCGCGCGACCGAGCGGGCGTCGGAAATGTATTGTGCAACATCGGCGGCCTTGCAGGGGCCGTCCATCGATCCGTCTGCAGACAAATCTACGATTGCACCTCTTGTGTCGTTGTTGACCCACGCATCTGGCTCGATCTCGGCGGCGTCGGAAACGGACCAAGGGTGCACGCAATATGCATCCGACCACGACAGAGTGGAGGATGGGCGCGATCCGTTGTTGTTGATCAAATAGAATCCAAGCGGCTCAAGTTCGGTCGCCCACCTGTCTTCAACATAATCGCCGTCAGAAGTCTGCGTCTCGCCGACTGGCTGCACGATGATATTTGCGGGGCCGGCCGCGACGATGAGAGACAGACACTCTTCGACCTGCGCGTCGTCCTGGGAAAGATGGCGTGCGGTCGAACCATATTTTCCAAGATGCTGGTTGTCGTTCACGCCAGAAACGAAAAGCCAAAGCCCTTCGTCGCGGCACCACTGCACGAGTTGAGGAAACACGACGCGGATGCGGGCGATTCCTTCTTCGGGATCGAGATTTGCGTAGCGAACCCAGCCCCACATTTCGATCTGGTAGCCGTCCCAGCCGGCCGCCGCGAGCGCGCGGATTTCCGAGTGCAGGATTTCCGCCGCACGTTCGGTAGTGGCGCCATCCGCCCAACACCATTGGTTTACTCGGCCGTAAATTGCAAGCGTCTTGCTGCCGATGGCCGGCAGTTCGCGTAATCCGAAGTCGAGTCCGTCGCCGTCGTCGCATCCGAAAATGAACAATGCGGGTGCGATTGCGGCGAGCCCCATCGCTAGCGCAACGAGTCGAGATTTTACAAGAACATTTATTTCAGCAGTTCTTTCAGCGCGGCCTCGATGGCGTACAATCTGTCGTTGACCTTGCCGTTCTTTCCGGCGTCTTCGATGGCGGCTAGTTTCTTCGCGGCAGACGCAGCTTCGGCATCCTTGCCGGCCTTCCATTTCGCTTTTGCATCTCGCTCCATCTGCGCCGCAACAACCGGATCGGGCGGCGAGTGCGATATTTGCACAGCCAGCGTTTCGGATATTTCGTTCGTGGACGCAGGGATGAATTTGACCCAATGCCCAGCCTCGTTGGTCGCGGCGAATCCGTTCGGCGACATCATTGGCAGCCTTTCCCAAGCTTCCGCTTCCGCCTGCTGTTCCGCGAGCGCGGAGGCTTCTGCGGCGTCGTGCGCGGCCTGCTGCGCGACGTCGAATTGCTGCCACCCCCGCTCGGCGTACCATTCCGCCGTCACGCCGATGACGTTGGCCGGCCGCACCGGAGGCCACGGCGCCACCGCTCCGGTCTGCGCGTTCGTCCACATCTCGGTCGCACCGGCCAGCGCCGGGATCATCGCCATAATCGCCAACAGTTTTTTCATCACCAGCTCCATATTGTTTTTGTCCAGTTCTCGATTTCCGCGACCTGTTCGGCGGTGAAGTCCGTATTCGTCCACGCCAACGCGCAGTAGAGGTACATGCCGTTGCACGAGTATGTGTCTTGGATGATCCCAAATCGGTTCATCGTTGCGGACGACGGCGCAAGCGACGCGCTTCCGATCTTGACACCGTTTATTCTTATAACGCAGTTGGTCGTCCCGTCGCGCCATGACGTGACGCAAACGACGCCTCCAGTTGGCGCAGGAGTTCCGGCGTTGGCAGCGGCGCCATCGCCGAGGCCGGTGTAGATCGCCGTGTTGTTGTTTATATTGAACGCGTATTGGCCATTCGCGCCAGAGTAGGCTAGCGAAGCGTTGCGGCCGCTGGTCGTGCGGTTGTGGACTTGGACAACCAGCACCTTGTTGGTGCATGGAACGCCGGGCGAAAGCCGATAACCAATCAATGAATCTGCGGAGTTGAGTTTTAGAGATGCATAGCCTCCGTAGTTCGTCGCGAGCGCTCCTTGGTTGTCATAGATGTTAGTCACAGAATTGATCCCGGAGCGATCCGTTGCGTTGGTGATCCGGTATCCGTTAAACGATGCGTAGTCGCGGGCATCGAGATAAAATGCAAGCCCCGTCGTGTAAGGCGGAGCGTTGGTGTTCGCTGGCGGCGCGGAGGTCGTCGTCGCCGCGTAGGCCGCGCGACCATACCACGCCGACATCTGCGCGTTTGAGTTCATCGCGGCGAGCAGAGCGAGAATGTATAGTGCGCGGCGCATCAGTGTAGCAGCTTCCAGTTCCAGTTCGTAGAGTTGGGAGCTGAGTCGAGAAAGATCGCGTTGGTCGCTCCGCTGGCCGCGATGCCGTTGGTGGTGAATCCAAGCAGGTTGTTCGTCTGGAAATACACAATCTGTCCGTTGGCCGCCAACAGGCACACGAGCGAGGCTGCATTTGTAAGCGAGGCGGCGGCGCGGACGAAGCGGCACGTTTCAGTCTGTGCGGCGGCGTGCGCTTGAATCCATTTTCCGGTCGAATGGAACGAAGCGTAGCCGTCCGCGAGCGCGATGGCCTGCGGGTAGGTTTCGGCGGATGAAGAATCGTAGGCTCCCTCCAGCAGCGCGGATATGTCCACAAGCGAACCGTCCGGCAGGATAGCGTTCGTGGTTCCGGGCGAAACGTCAGTTCGCCACATATCCCACGCTGGGTCCGATTCTTCCGTCAGGGCGTCCGTGATCCCGTAGCCCGAAACGGTGTCCGGCGTCCCCGTGATCGTGGACCAGTCTTGGCTGTGCGCCGTCGGCGTCCGCGCGTCGGACAGCCGCGCATCGTCGCCGCGCGCCGCCGTCGTGCTGTTCGTCCCGTAGCCCTGAAGGACGTAGCCGCCGACGTTCGGGCCGTCGAAGCGGACCTTGGCGGCTGGCATCGTGTTGCCGAACACGTTGACGCCGTGCGCGTCCGCGTTCGCGTATATCGCGTTCGTTCCGTAGGACAGGCCGAAGTTGTTTGCGGCGACGGTTGAGTGGAAATCGTTGGACGCCGCGGGGCAGAACGAAATCAGCTTCGACGTTCTGTGGTCGGCTTGGAAGGCGTTGGCGACGAAGGTGTGCCCATAGCCTCCTTCAACGGAAATCCCGTCCACGACAACGGCGGCGAAGCTCCCGACGCGGTTGTTGCTGAACTGCACGTTGCGCGTGTTGGCACCGGCTATCTTGACAATGGTGTTCGTGCTCCACGTGTGGAAGTGGTTGCCCGAAATGATGTAGTCCAGCATCGCCGCCGAGCCGTCCGCGCCGATGTCCAGCACGGGAAATCCGTTGGTGTTCTTCCCGACGAAGTAGGTGGCCGAAATCGCGTTCCACGCGGAAAATCGCGTCGTGTTGCGATGGCGCAAAGATGTTCCTGCAAATGAATCAAACTCGCAGTCGCGCACAATGATCTCGGCCACGTCGATAGCGTTGATGCAGGGGTTGGTGTTGGCGCTGTCGCCAATCGTTCCGGCCTGGAACCGGATGTTCTCGAAGCGGCAGATGCCGCTCATGTTCGTCAGCACGAACATCGCGCACTCGTAGCCGTATGCCGGGGAAATCGTCGTGCCGTAGTTGCCGCGGCCCCGCAGCGTGAAGCCCGTGAAGTTCGACACGACAACCGGCGAGTCGATGTAGAAGGGCTTGAAGTTCCCGGCGGCGACGTGCGACGGGCCGATTTCAACGACGCAACCGCTGTTCGTTGCGACGAGGATGGATTGAAGAAGCGCCGAAAAGCTCGCGTTGGTCGTGCGCGCCCCGGCGAAGTCCTTGGCGATGTAGTTGGTCGCCGCGTCATTCCACACCGTCCACGACTGCTGGGGCGGAATCGCCGCCACTCCGGCGAGAGCGTTGCTCGCCACCGCACCGACTTCAACGATGCTTGCACGGGCGATTTCATCCGTCGCGTTCGTGTCGGTCCCGGCGGCGGCCGACTCGGCAATCTCCAATGCGTTCGTGGCGGCGCTGTACGCATCGTCGGCGCGTTCCATCGCGTTGGCGGCCCCGCCGATGCCTTCCGCGATGCGGGCCTCCACGGCAAGCGGCAGAACGGCCCCGCTGGTCTCGTCGCCGTAGACGCCGACCCATGCGTTTGACTGGGCGCTGGCGGTGACAGCCAGCATGAAAAGGATGGCAAACAGCTTCTTCATGTGACTTCCTCCCAGTAGTGGACTGGCTTGCCTGACAGGTACTTGAGCTTAAGCCGCCAACTCTTTCCGTCCGGACCAGGCAAAACCACCGTCGTTGTAGAATCGAATGTAGCTTCCTGGACGTCGGGATTATCCTTATCGGAGAAGCGATGGAACGACGTCGAGGTCGTAAGCATCGTGAAGGTCTTCGGCTTGACGTCGATTTCGCCGCTTTCGATCCGCTCCAGGCGGGAGCGGATTTCCTTCTCCGGCGTCGCGAACGGGTTCATCTCGTCCACTGATCCGCGCCGACGGATCAGCAGCGCGCACATGAACACGCGCGCGCAGTAGCGCAGGAACGTGGCCGGGAGAGTCGGCAGGCCCAACGCTGCGATCATGTCCGCATGGCTGGACACCATGGCATCGACGGATGAGGCCAGCGCGTCGAACAGGCCTGAATCCTCCGCGCCGTCGCCGTCGTCGTCCAGGGCTTGCAGCAGGTGGGCGTCGTCGAACTCTGCCTCGATGTCGGCTCTGACTACGTAGGGCATGATGCGCTCCAATGAAAGAAGCCGGGGCAGGGCGGAAAGGGACGCCCCGCCCCGGCTTGGGGTGTCGGATCGGGAAGGCTTAGAACAGGGCGGAGAACGTCACGTCCACGCCGGTGTTGTCGCCGCCGCCGTTCTCAACCGCGAGGTAGAGCGCGACGTAACGGCGCGCCGTCGGGGGCAGGCGGAAACGCACGGTCTTGGCAGCGCCCGCGCCGCCGGTGCCGCCGGTCACGGTCGTCTGGATCAGCGGATCAACGACCGCCAGGCTGTCGCTGGTCGCGCCGTCGTAGACCTTGACGGTGATGCTCTTGGCTTCGACCAGTGCGGGCGTCGCCGGGATGGCGATCTCGAACTGGACGTTGTCCAACTGGCCGCCCACGACCTGTTCCAGGTCGATGGGGGTCGTGGTCTTGTTGGCGTTGGCGGCCGGAAGCGCGGAAACGACCTGCTTCGCAGCGTCCTTGATGTTGCGGGAATACTCGTTGCTCATGGGGGAATCTCCTACGGGGTGGTGATGTCGGAATCGACGACGTTGGTCACGCCGGACGCCACGTAGACGAGCTGCGTGGAATTGGCGACGTGGAAAGTGCCGAACGCCAGCGCGGGGGCCGCATTGGTCATGCGCGCGACGACCAGATTGCCGGAAGCCACGGAGGACGCCGGCAGGTTGGTCAGGCTTGCCGAATGGGCCGACACCGTCGCGACCATGCCGGTCCACACCGGCGTGTTGGTCAAGACGGCATAGGCAGCGGCATCGACCTGCACCAGACGGTTGGCGAGAGCCCACGCCGTCGGGTTCGGCCAGATGATCACGCCCGTGGCCGCATCGGCGATCACGGGGCGCGCCTGCTGGTCCTGGGCCACAGCCCCGGCGGCAAAGGCCGCCAGGACCGCGAGGATGACGAAGAGCTTCTTCATGGGGGTCGCCTTACAGCGTGACGAAGCTTTCCGTGTCCACCAGGGAATCGGTGATCACGATGGGAATGCCGTTGGACTCCGTGGGCATCGGGGCAAACGGCTGCACGTTGCCGGCCAGCTTGGCCGCGCCCGTCAGCGCATAGGTCCGGCTGCACTGGAGCAAGAAGGCCGCCGTGCGGTTAAGGTAAATGGCGTCCGGAGCCGCACCGCGCCAGTTCGACAGAGCCGCCGCGATGATCTTGTCCGTGATGCCGTTCTTGCCGGACTCGGTGCCGACGTTGGCGATGCGCCAGATGCTCTCCAGCGTCTTGACCGACAGGCCAATCCAGCCGGACAGGTCCGCGACGTAGGCCGGGAATGGCTTGTTCGCGGAATCCCGCACGGACTCGACGCGCCACTCGCCCAGGTTGATGGTGCTGTTCGCGCCGAAGTCGAACGACACGCCGTTGGCTAGCCCGTAGCGCACGAGGTAGAGGCTGGTCTTGGTCGTCGCGCCGGCAGTTATGTCGCCAAGCGACACCCGGGAGGTGCCGCACAGAGCTTGCAAGCCGGCGAACCCGTCGGCATTGGCATTGAGACCGTACCAGGTCTGCGAGCCGACGGCTTCGAGCGAACTCTGGCCGACGCCGACGACTTCCTCGCCCTTCAGCGCCTCGGCGCCAAGCTCGTAGGCGTCGGCGATGTCCTTGTCCACCTCCACGCGTCCGGACAAAACGAACATCTCGTGCGTGTCCTTGGCGAACGTGCTCTTGGTCGCGTCCACGCCGGCGTTCGGCTTGCGGAAGCCGACGGTCGGGCGGCCCGTGCGGCGCACGGTCGTGTAGCTCGTGCCCTTGATCTGGCGCGCGGGGAAGTTCGCCAGTTCGGGGCAGGTCTTGATGGATTCCTCGATGATGCCGATGGCAACGTCGTTGCCGTTCAGCTTGGCGAGGTCGAGGGCGGTGATTCTGCTCATGGAGTTCTCCTGCTCGCGTTACTTCTTGATCGCGGCGATGACGCGAGCCAGCCCGGTGGGCTTGGTGGTTTCTTCGCCTGCGCGGTTTTCGAGATCGGGGGACTTGCCGGGCACCTTCGCCGGCAGCTTGAGGGACGCCAGAAACGCGGCGCCCTTGTCGAAATCGGCGCGCAGCATCCCCTCGGCCTCGGCGCGGTTCGCCAGGTCGGGATACTTCGCCAGTTCGGCCGTCACTTTGGCATCGGTCTCCGCCTTGACGCGGGCGGTTTCGGTGGCCTGCACCTTGGCCTCGGCGGCCTCGGCGCGGTTCTTAAGGGCGGCCGCTTCGTCGGTCTTGACTTTCAACTCGTTCGCGCGATTCTGGACATCGGCCTGCGCGGCGGCTTCCTTGCCAACCAGAGCCTTGACGGCCTCGACGATCACGTCGTCGGCCGCGTTCGGGTCAAGCTTCAAGATTTTGGCGATCTGTTCTTTCATCCTGGTCTTCCTTTTGCGGGTTTCTTGTTCAATCGAATCGCGTACATCTTCCGCCGTGGGCTCAATCTGCTGGGCTTCCCCATTCAACCCATCTGCCCAGGAAGCTGCGTTCTCAAGGTCAAGCGATCCCCGGTTGTCGAGGACCGAGCCGATGGCCTTGATGTTGGGAGCATTGGTGAGCGCGACCTTGGAAATCGCCAAAGGCCGCACCTTGCCGTCGCCCAGGTTTTCCAGTTTCGTGCGTGGATGGACCGGCGAGGTGTAGATGTAGCCCTTCCCATTGACGGCCGCTTCTCCTTCCGGCGTAAAATCCACGAGCCCGAAAATCTTTTCGATGCCGTCTGCCGCCCGGCGCGTCAGCTTCTTGATCCACCCCGCCGCCATGCTGGGAAGCTGGATGTTCATCTCCTTGAGCTTGGCGCGTTCGCCATCGGTCAATGAGCTGTAGTGGTCGAAATCGAGCTGGAGGCCTTCGGCCGGAATCGGCTGCGAAAGAATGGAATCGAAAGCGCGATTGTCCATGACCTGGACAACGCCGGATGAGTGAGGGAACTCTCCGGCCGCTTCGATTGGTATCCATTTTCTCATGCCAAAAGCCGTGCCCTCAAGCCGGCTTTCCTGTTTTCATCACTTCTGACGCCCGCTTAATCGCAACGTCCAGCACGGCGTTGCGTGTGCGCTCCGGCGGCGGCAGAGCCTCTGGGTCCGGCAAGTGCGTGGCCGACTTGACCAGCCAATACCAGATGCGCCGGAAGGCCGGCGACTCTTTGATCCAGCGCCCGCGCACCTTGCGCACGACGTCGGCCTCGACTAGCGCGTGCGGCTTGCCGTCCTTGCCCCAGGCGCCAAGGCGCAGGGGCGGCGTCTTTCCGTGGCTGGGCCAGCCTGCCGCCTTGGCTTCTGCGCTGGCTGGGATAGCGAGATTCTTTTTCGGCGCCTTTGGATAGACCGTCCCGCCGTTCACCTTGTGGAGCAAGATGGCGCCCTGTTCGCCCATGACGGAGATCCGGGCGACGCCGTCGCCGGATTTGTCCTTGAACGCGCCACCGATGGCACCCCAGAACTTGCTGCCCTTTTCGGCGTAGAAGTCCTGCGTGTCGCGCATGAGGGCGCGCGCACACACGGCCGTGAAGTCCTCAGGCTTTCTCCAATATTGCGCTAGGTTCCGCAGAAGCGGCGTGATCGAATCGTGTTTGACGATGAGGACGGCCACGGCCTACCCTCTCCGGTAAACCACTTCGTCGCCGTCGATGGATACGCCGTCTCCAAGCTCCTCGCGGAACTGCGCCAGCAGCCAGTCGCGCTCCGGCTCGTCCAGCCCCTTCAGGCTGCCGCGCGTTTCGTCGGGCGCGTCGGCCGCCTGCGCTTCGTCGTCGTCGGCCATCAGGCCCAGCTCGACCGCGACAGACCGCTCGACATCGCGCACCCCCATCCCGCTGCCGTAGTCGAAGGGCGGGTATGGCAGACCGAACTCCGAAAGCTCCACCCAGATGGGCGAGGACTTGAGCGCCACCATGCGGCCGTTGGCGTTCGCGCCCTCCCAGCCCACGGCGTCCCCGGCCTCCTGCCAGCGGGATTCCCAGTCTCTCGGTTTCTCCCTCGGCTCGACGCGGACCAGCTCCTGAGCCGGGAACGCATCGAGAACTGCCGTATCGTTTCCGGACTCCCAGCGCGCCTTGCCGTAGGTCATCTTCTCGGCCATATCCACGATCAGGCCGATGCGCGGCGCGCTGGCGATGTCTTCCATCTCGCGCGGGCCGGTCGGTTCCAGCCCTCGCTCCAGAGCGGCGGCGCGCATCTCGGAAATGATCTGGCCCTTGGACATCAGGACCGTCTCATCGGCGGCATCGCCAGTCAGCTCGCGCCCGCGACGCAGGGCGCCCACGCGCACCCGGGCACCGCGCAATGCCTGCAAGGTGGTCCGTTTCAGTTCCGCGACGTGCTGGGCGTGTTCGAGCTTGGCGGACCAGAAAGCGTTCTGACGAATCTCGACGGGGACCTCGCCCCATTCCTTCGCGGACAGCGGCGAGGCGGTCGCCTGCCGTTCGCGGAAGGTGCGCAGAACCTTCAGGACGCTCTGGGCGTTGACGATTGGGGAGGGCATCTACGCCCCCTTGGCGCCGTCTTTCGCCCCCTGCTCGGCAGCTCTGGCCATCCGCTCGCGCAGGTAGGCCTCGAGCTTGGCCATGTCCGCCATCGCCTCTGGCGGAGCTGTGCGGACGGCATCGTCGATTCGGTCGAACCATTCGGGCGTCGGCTGGCCGTCGCCGCCTTCTTCCTTGGCGAGCTTGTCGAGGAGGTTGAAGAATCCGGCGTCGAGACCTGCGGGCTTTGGCTCTTCCCGATTGAACAGGCCGCCCATCGGCTGCCCCGGCGCCGCTTCCCTCGTCAGCTTCAGCCCCGTTATCTCGCTCGCCTGCGCGTCTGCGACCGTGTAGCCCGCCTGCTTCGCCTTCACGAGCTGGTCGAGCGCCGCCGCCGGATCGGCCTCCCTGCGAATGGACAGCTCAAACCACGCCAGCGGGCGCTCGCCTGGAGCCAGCAGCCCGGCCGCTTCGAGCGTCGGCCGGTCAATTCCATTTTGGAATAATTCGGAGATGTCGCCGACGTCTTCGGCGACGAGCGCATTGAGCGTGTCGCGATGCTCGAGACTCGCCCCTGCGCCGATGCCGGTTGGCATGGAGAGCATCGTGAGCATCCCGCCCGTGAGTGCCTTGGTCATCATCTGGTCGATGTTATCCAGCGTCGCGTTGTAGTACGGCAGCCCCTTCGCGCCGTCGGGCTTGATGACTTCCGTAGGGCAATTCGGATCTCCCTTGGCGATTACGGCCGACTCTCCACGGCGCGCCTGTTTCAGGCTGGCGATGAGCGCATTGCCGGCAGGCGTGCCCTCTCCCGGCAGTCCCGCGCCGGTCAAGATGATGACCTGATTCTTGCTCGCCTCTTCAAGATTCCTCTCGCGGAAGTTCATCACCTCCCGCGCGCGGTACGCCAGGCGCAGCAACTCGATCAGGCAGGAGTCGTCAAACTCGCGGATCAGATACTCGCCGCGATTCATCACGGGCATGGTGCGCGGGTCCAGCAGCGTGCGCGCCTCCTGGTTGAAATGCCAATCGAACGTCGGCGCGTGCGTCAGCCAATCGACGTCGTGGATGGCGTTCCACGGATCGACGATCTGGAGAACGTTCCCGTTCGAGCGCACGACGGCGAACCCGTAGAAGCGCGCGGTCGCCAGATGCTTAAGCGCTGACTTCAGGTTCTTAAAAGCGTCGTAGCGCTTTTTCAGCGCATCATGCTGCTGCTTGGCGCGTGCTTTCGCTTCCGGCGTAGCGTCCGGGTTATCCTCGGCGGCTTCCTGCGCGACGGTGATCTTCCATTCGCACGCGACCACCTGCGCCCGCCAGAACCGGACCTTGTCCCCGAGCAGCGACACGATGCGCGCCATCTCGCGGAACGCCCACGCCGGCCGCGCGTACAGGCCCCGATTGATCTCCCGCCGCATGTCGCCTTCGATCATGTCGGCCGTCAGTTGCGCCAGCGGATCGGCGGCGGGGACCTTGGCCTTCGGCGTTTCCGGCGCAAGCGACAAGGCCACGTCCGGCTTGCGGTTGAAAAGGTCGCGCAGCTTCATGCCGATTGCCCGGCGCTCAATCCGGCGGCAGCGAAATCCCGACGAACTGCGGCGGCGCCACCATGTTGAACGCATAGGCCGCCGTGTCCACCTGGTCGTCATGCTCGCCGACCGGGAAGGAATCCACCTCGGCTAGAAAGGCGTCGTTCCAAGACGCGCGAAGCAGCTTCACGTTTCCCGCGCGCGCCTGGTCGAGGAACGGCAGGGACCGGAACTCCTTGCTGCCCGACGGCGCCAGCGCTTGAATTCGGTAGCCGGCCAGCGACGCCGCGATGTTCGCCACCGTGATTTTCCCGGACGCCCCGGGCTCCTGCTCGACGCCGATGCGCACGGTCGGACCGTCCTGCCGCGAAACGGACTGCATCCTTCCCAGCACTTCGGCCGGCCCGAGTCGCGCCCGCGACACGTCCGCGATCACGAACAGATGGCCGACGCGCTCGACCTTCGTCCCGCAAAGAAAGTCGGCTTTGGCGGATGCCGTCGCCGCCAGATCCCACGCGCGGGCGGCGTGGCGGATTCCGGCAGGCATGGCGTCGAGGATCCCAAACCACTCGCGTTTGGCGACGCTGCCCTCTGCCGCCAATGGTCGCTGCTGGTACATCGCCGACCACCAGCGCGTCGATGCGTCGCGGAACGCGGCCAGCGCGTCTGCTGGGAACCGCTCTGGCCAGAGCGCCTCGCCGGGCGCGCGGCCGATCTCGTCGCCCTCTTCGGCAATGGCCGGAAGCCGGATCACCCTCCAATTGTCAGGCTCGCGCTTGAGCAGTCGGCCAGCAAGATCGTCGTCATGCCAGCGAGTCATCATCAGGATGATCGAGCCGCCCGGCTCCAGCCGCGTCGTGAACGTTGAAAGATACCAGTTCCAGATCGCCTCGCGGCGCGTCACGCTGTAGGCCTCTTCCGCGTTTTTGATCGGATCGTCAATGATGCCAACGTCCATCCCCTTGCCGGTAATCGGACCGCCAACGCCGGCCGTTGTCATGTAGCCTTCTTCGCCGGCAATCGACCACCAATTCCCGCGCGACTTTTTCAGCCTTCGCGACAGGCCGAAGACTTCTCCCGCAAGCAGCCATGCGTCGCGCGCCTGTTCCCCCCAGTATTCGGCGAAGCTCGCCTCGTAGCTAGTGAGAATCACGCGCCCGCGGGGCTGCTTGCGCAGGAAATGGGCAGGGAAGTAGCGCGAGACGAACTCGCTCTTGCCGTGGCGAGGCGGCATAAAGATCATCAGCCGCTTGCAACGCCCTTCGGCCACATCGTCAAGCGCGCACCCGACATGCGCTAGATGCTTCGGACACTCCCAGCGCCCATCCGAAACAACCCGGGCGAACAGTGCCGAATCCGGCAGCGCGTCAATCTCGTCCGGATTCATCGGCAGGCTCATCGGCAGGTTTCCCTTTCAACAGCTTCCGTATTCTGGAGAGATCGAGCCCGTTTCTCGCGTGCAGGTTGTCTAATTCCACGCGATCCTTCTGGCCCAGCATCTGCTTGCCGAGCCAGATCAGCATTGTGACGTTGCCTTCCTTTACGGCTTTCTCGAACTGCTTGCGGCGAAGGGAGCCGCAAGCCTGCGCGCGGCCGCTTTTCAGCGCCTTCGCGCATCGCCGCTCGATCGTTCGCCCGCATACGCCGACGAAAGACGCGATCTCGTGGACCGTGAGCCCCATCGCGGCCAGCTTGAGCACCTCTTCGGAATCTATGACGGACTTTCTCGACATTCCGAGAAACGCCTCCCGCTCAAGCATTCAGCTTGCGCCGGGCCGCTTTGAGGCGGGCCGAAACCATCTGGAACGAGATGTCTTCGTGGAACAGTTCGTTCGTGATCCGCTTGACGTGGTTCAATGTCCGCTGCCCCCCGTCGTCCGCATAGCGGACGGACTCGATCAGCGTCACGTAGAGCTTGGGTTCCAGCCGCATGAGGTTTTCTAAAATGTCGATCGCTATTTTTACGTATTCATTTTCCGCTTCTTTTTCTTCCGATAAAAATGAAGCGACCAGTCTTGCTCGAATTTCCTCGGATTCGAGAATGACTGCTTGCTTCGGATCGCAAGAATCGTAATTTGTTCTGATGTTGTCGAAAATTTCAAAAGAAATCACACGCCCGTGACCCTGTTCGCGTGAATTGCAATCAGTTCGACAGCGGCTACACGGTGCTTGAGCCCAGTCAACATGTCGGAAAACGCCTGAATTGATTTCTTTTTCGTGCGGACACTTCCAGCATTGCCCCTGATGGTCTACGCCTTTACAGTTGGGCTGATTACACTTCATGCGACTTCTCCAATGGCCTGCAAGCGCAGGCGAAGCTTCCCCCAGTCCGGTTCAGGGATTGATCCGGTTGGGGGTACCATTCCAGGCTCGTGTTCTCGACCTGCTCGTCGCTCGAATCCCGGACGTAGACCGCTGACCTTTTCACGACCGGAATCATGCGACCGGCTCCTTGACGATTTCAAGTCCGATCTTTCCATCCGGCCGGATCCGCTCGACCGTGCGCAGTCCAGTCCCCGCCCTGAACGCCTGGCGGACTGCCTCCCGGGTCGCCTTTTTAATGGGGGCGACAGTGGGGAGCTGGACGGCGCGCTTCATGGCAGGTTTGAAACCCTCACGAAGATGCCCGGGATCGGTCCGTCGAACTTGCGCATAATCAAGCAAGCCACTTGAGAATCGTCATTGAAGAAGCCGGTAGCCTGGAGAGCGTCGAGGAGGTCCTTGGCGAGATTGTCGGCGTCCGGGCGACGGGTACGGGGCAGGACGCGTTTGGAGCGGTGGGGGAAGGTGAGAGCCGCCTCGACGGCGACCGGCCCGTCTAACGCGATCCTGGGGGCATGCGGCTCGCAAACGGCGCGGAGGGTGGCGACGGCGCGGAGGTTGGCTGGGGTGCGGAAGGTTTTTCCGGAGCGGGAGTGGCGGCGGGTCTGGGCGGTCGAGCGCGGTGGGATGCCCTGCCAGAAGAACGAGATTTCTTTTTGTTCGGATATCGCTTGAAGGGAGACGGGGTCCCCTTGCAAGTCTGCGTGGTGTGACAGGGGCGGCGCGTAGAGCCCCTGTCCACCCGCGATCTTGCAAGGGGTACACCTACCCTTTAGGGTAGGGGATTGCCTGCCACTTTCGGCAATCGCTAGTGATTGACTGCCGCCTTGGTTTGGCAACTTGGCAATCGCTAGTGATTGACTGCCGTTACTCATCGACATAAATCACCCCGTTTTTGAAGCGTAAATTTGACCCTCTTTCGGCCCCCTTTTGGAGTCGGTCCCTGACAGTTCTTTCGGGCGTGTCGAGGTACTCCGCCACCGCCTTGACGGTGACCGGACCGTCGCCCGAGAGCGCCTCGAAAGCCGCCTGCATGTCGGCGTCGATCTTCCCCTGCTTGCGGCGGATGGCCTCCTCCTTGTCCTTGGCGGTCGGAAGCTCGCCCTCGGCCTTGGCGTCGGCGAGGATGCCGTCGGCGTCGAGGAGGTGGCATGGGTAACGGAAGAACAGGCGGATAGGCGGCGGGGTCTTGAACTCGCGGAGGATGCCCTCGATGCGCCAGGCGGTCGCGGCCGCGGCCGCCTCGGTGGAAGCCGCCCAGGCGCGCCCAACGGCCTCAGGACCGATCCTGGCGACGGCCCACTCCCTGAGCCGGTCGTCCACGACGGCGTCGTCCTGCGGGCAGTCCTCGCGCCAGTCCGGGCATTCCCGGTCGAGAAGGGCAGCAAGGGCGGCGCAGCGCCAGCGGTTGGCGACCTGTTTCGACCGAAAATCGTCCATTTCGAGCTCGATCATGTCCAAAAGGGCATCCGGATCGCGCGCAAACACGCCGGAACCGGATGCCCGGTCGTGGGCGGCCTTCTGCCCCTGGGCGCCCTTGGAATGGTGGTGGCAATAGATCACGGCCGCCCCCAGCTCATAGCAGACCCGGTCAAACTGGTTGCAGAACTTAGCCATCTGGTCGGCGGCGTTTTCGTCCCCGGTGATGACCTTGTAGATTGGATCGATGACGACGGCCGTGTAGGGCAGCCCGGCCGCCCGCTTCTTGAGCGCGCGCCGAATCAGGCGGGGGGCTAGGTCAGTCATGGGAGCCGCCTTGCCGCGGAGGTTCCAAACGTCGATGGCCTCCGCGTTTCTGGGCGTGATTCCCGAGGCGGCGTAGACGTCCTTGAGGCGGTTGAAGATCGTCGCCCGGTCCAGCTCGAGATTGACGTAGAGAACCCGCCCGAAGGCGCACTCTCGCCCGAGCCACGGCCTGCCTTCGGCAATGGCGATGGCGAGCTGCAGGAGGAGGAACGACTTGCCAGCCTTGGACGGCCCGGCGAGGAGCATCTTGTGCCCCTGGCGGAGAATCCCGTCGATCAGCGGGGGCGAGAGCGGCGGGGGGCTGTCGATGAACGATGCGAGGCATTCGACTTCGGGGAGATCGTCGTTCTGGGCGGAAATCCAGTCCGTCCACTCCGCCCAGGAGGCCAAGCCGACATTCACGGCGACGAGTTGCTGCATGCGGCCGTTGCGCGTCGCCCCGGGCAGGCGTGACAGGCGCGAAGGGTTCCGGTTCTTGCGGTCGATCACGAGCCCGTTCTTGGCGCAGACGCCGTAAAGGAAGTCCACGCGCTGCTGGTATTCGCGATAATCGGCCGCCTCGATGCGGACGATGGCGTGGAGAGACTTACCGCCGGAGTGGACAAGCGCGGCGACGGGCAGATTCAGCTCGCGGATGATGGCGTGCTGGCGCTCGATGGGCACCTCGTCCGATTCGACAAGTGCGAAGCGGTAGGCCTTGACGTTAGAGTCGGCGACGCCCTGTCCATCGAGCGGGTTGAATCGGCACCAGGCGCCGGCCGTCGGCTCCCAGTCCCCGACTACTTCTCCGAGATCATTGGCCCTGGAAAGCTTCTCGATCAGCTCGCCGGCCGTGCGCGAGTAGTCGCCCTTGCGCGGCGCCCAGCCGGTCTTGCCGTCCTTGTCGGCCGGCGTCTTCCAGCACTCGGTCACGATTCCGACGACGTCCTCGGTGTGGAAAAGCGCGCCAAGGTAGGCCGCGAACTGCTGGACGGGCGTCTGCGCGGTGGCGGGGACGGGGAGGTCGGCCGTCCATTCCGAGACGACTTTGTAGTCATCGGCCGCCTTGGGTGTCTGGTCGCGGCCGATGTAGTCGTCCCAGGAGAGCTCGGCATCTTCGGCCCTGCGGTCGGCCGGCGGGGAGCCGCCCATGTCACGGCAGAGTTGGATGACGGAGCCGACGCCGACTCGAGCCGAGCCTCCGCCGTTGAAGCCCTTCCATTTTCGCTCGCACTCGCCTTGGCGGTAGCGGCTATCGGCGCGGGACCAGGCATCCCATTCGGCGACGGAGCCGCCGGCGTCCTTGAGGGCCATGCCGACGGCAAGCCATTGTTCGTAATCGCAGCGGGCGGCGGGGATCTGCGCCATGCAAGCGCGTGCTTTTTCGAGATCGGTCATTGTTTCGCCTTTCTGTAAATCATCTTTGCCAAAATTCTGAGGATGCCGCGCTCCGTGCGCGCCATGCGGTGCTCGCCGTCAACCGTGATGGCGTAGTGCGGTTCGCCGTCGCCGTAGGAAAGAATGCGAATGCTATGATCGCCGAACAGGCCGTCCGTCGTGATGCCGCCCACGTCAAGCATCGTCGCGCCGAACTCCATGCGCTTGCGTTGCTTCGCGGCTCGCATCGCGGCGCATCGTTTGCGCTTCGCCTCTAGGTGCATTGTGCGTATGGACTTGCGGTACATTTCAGCCCTTGCGCGTTTCGGTTATTCTGGGGTTCGGCGTATAGTACGAAA